ACCGCGCCACACGTCCAGCATTTACCGTAACTCACGCCACTTCCTCCTTCTGTTCTGTACCTTGCGGATCGTGTTGTTCGCAGAAGGTGTCACCCTCCCAAATAAACCCGCCCTCGTCCCAATCTATAACCGCTTTACACTCTAGACATACGCTCACGCCTTAACCTCCTTCTCGTCCTTGCAGATACATAGCCACATAACTTGACCGCAATCCTCGCAATAGTCACTCATCTTCTTCCCTTTCGTGTAAGTATCCTCCCATAGTGGAGTGCAACCCTGTATGGATAACTTGAATCGTGTCCACCTCTTGCAACTTCACGCCTTGACCTCCTTCTCTTCTTCTAAAAATCGTTTAAGGCATAAATAACCTTGCTCACCGCTTAGCATTGTTGCTTGGGAGGTATTCCCAAGCCAAACATAATAGATGTAATCCGACACTTTATTGTTCACGCTGTCACCCCTTCCACAATTCGGCTCTTGTAATCTTCTAAGCGCTCTTTAAGAATCGCCGTCGCCTTCTCCTTACTCATCCCTTTAGTCTCTAAGTAGATCCGTCGCTTGCCCCACAGTTGGAAGGGATACCACGCCCCACGGTCTATCTTTTCAATCCCGAAGGGGTAGCCCTCTACTAAGTGAGTCTCCCACGCGCTTGTTTCGTCTTTGATGAGTTTCATTTTTTCCTTCTCCCTTATGCCCAAGCGTGATTGAGTAAGTAGCCCGCATCTTTTGTGTTGCCCTCTTCGCGGAATAGTGCGCGGGAAAGGGTGTAGACGGTATGGAATCCCATATCCATCCCACATCCCCCGACACGAAGAGCGCGTGAGCCGTTTACCTCCACGATAGGCCAATCTAAAACAGTGCCCGCGTAATAGGTGAGGTCTAAGATTTTGCCATCCTTTGCCACCTTGAGGGAGAGCGTACGGCTCATCCCGCTAGAAGAAACACTTCTAAGCACTGTGTAAACGGTACTTCCTTCGCTCACATAGTGAGCCAAGAGTTGCTTTTTAGCATCTTCAATCTCTAGCGCCTTTTGCGCCTTCTTGCTTACTTTCTTTGTTGCTGTTGCTGTTGTCATCGTTTGCCCTTCCTAGGCATAAGGCGGGGCGGTGTTGCCCCTTCCTTTTGTGCCCCCGTGAGAGTGTGAGTCTCTAGCCTATAGCGCGGGGGCGGTGTTGCTTAGTGAAACTGTGCGAGGGATTCGATTAAAGCCGCCCGCCTTTTTAGTGCTGTTTTCTTTTCTGCAAAGGTTAGGTGTTGAGATTCAAGCATCCAATCTAGGCGCGAAATCTCGCACACTGTCTCGTGTCGGGTCACGCTGTGGCCTCCTTCTTTAACTCTTCAATGTGTTCCCGTATGGCTTGCGCCTTGTCGTGTTCGCCTTCAAAATCGAAATGGTCACGGGCTATCGCTAAAGCCTCAATAAGTGCGCCTTTGTTCATTTACTTTCTCGCTTTCTTTACTTCAAGGGATAGGGGGACAAGATCAAGATTGAGAGCGGGCAAAACCGCCTTCTTCAATAGATCCGCGAAATAGATTTCTACTTCTTCGGCCGTCGTGTTAATAAAATCGGCCTCGCGTACTTGTAGACGAATTGTGAAGGTTTTGTTGTTCATTAGTTGCCCGTCGCTATCTGTACGTTTTCAATCTGCTTTTCAAGGTGAGAAAGAGTTCCTTCTAATAGGTAAGTTTCGAATCCATAGGTAGAGCAGACATACGCGGCGGCGCTTTCGTCATAACCTAGGCGAACCATTTCCTTAACAATCGCTTTTGAAATGTCCTTATTAAACGTTGAATTGTTAGTTGTTTTCACTGTTTTTTCCCTTCGCTTTTAGTTGAATCTTCAACTATATCTAAGAGCCCTTCGCTCTTTGATGTTCCTAGTCTAATGGATTTGGTGCGGGTGTCTACCCCATTGCAAGGGTGTGAGGAATCTTTTTTCTGTGTCGTATCTTGTCTCTTTATCGACAATTCAAAGGGGCACATAAGTTACCGAAGGGGAGGATTGAGTAACTTACTGGGTGGACAATAAGGGGGCAGATGTCTACCTATTAGGCCGAAGGATTGAGGGGCAGATTGAGAAAGAGATGTTTAACTTTGGGGATTCATTGAAGGGTTAGGGGTGCCGAAGGTAGAGCCCTCCCGCTTTTCTGTAATAAAGTTATCCACAGGCTTATCCACAGGCTGTGCAGGGGGGTGGGGGTTATCCACAGGCTGTGGAAAACGGACCCGCAGGTGTTAAGCGTGGCCCCAGCCCTACACATACTCCCTCACAAAAAATATACGCTAAAGTGAGATCCCTGGAAATGTCCTAATTTGTACACATATTTATGTGACCTTGGTAACAAAACGAAAATAAAATCTACCGTAGACGGGAAATCGGTTATTTTTTCTGCCTTATATATAGTAGGGGAGTAAAACGAACCAGTACTAGTTTTACGACCCGTATCGCTACGTTGGCACTACGCGAGTCCCCCTAGGACGAGCACCAACTTACCCCTCGCTGCGCTGTGGCTTGCTCGGGCGCTAAGCCCGAACTGTGCGGTGCGTGGCACCGCTTTTAGTGGGGATAGTTCTATCTCCAGTATAGAGATCCTTCCCCTAGTATAAAAATTTTTTTCGCGCCTTCGGCGCTTTATTAGAGGAGAGTACGTGGCAGAGAAGTCCAGTGACATCGCCAAGCGTCTGATCCTTTCAGGTGTAGCAGAAGGTCTTACCATCGAAGCAGCCACGGCTGCTGCTGGTAAATCCTATAAAACCTACGAGTACTACCGCAGAACCGATAAGGTCTTCTGCGACAAGATGGACCGAACAAGACTAGGTTTGAAGGATAAGAACTTCGCATCATCAGATGTCCACGATCTTACCTTTGCAGAGTTTCGCCAGAGATACCTACACTCTCGTACCTTTGCCCACCAGCAAAACCTGATCGATGTAATCGAAGGACGAGAGCCTTCCTGGTTACATCCCAGTATGAAGTACGAACCTGGGCTGGCTAGTAACCGTATCCTTGTTAATATCCCACCCAACCACGCCAAGTCAATGACGGTGACAATTGACTACGTTACTTGGCAGGTTTGTCAGAACCCTAACTTTCGTGTGCTGATTGTCTCTCAGACTCAGCAACTAGCAGCCGACTTTCTCTACGCCATCAAGCAACGCCTGACTCATCCTAATTATGAAGCACTGCAACAGGCTTACGCTGCTGGCGTAGGGTTTAACTCTAAGACCGCTTCGTGGCAAGCAACCCGTGTGACCTTTGGTGATGAACTCCGTGAGTCATCTGAAAAGGATCCAAACATTGAAGCCGTCGGTATCGGCGGTCAGATCTACGGTAAGCGTGCAGATATGATTATCGTAGACGATGCGGTGACATTAAAGAACGCAAACGAGTTTGAGAAGCAGATTCGCTGGTTAACCCAGGATGTGCGTTCTCGTCTAAACCCTACTGGTAAGTTAATTATTATCGGTACCCGCGTTACAGCAATTGATCTGTACAAGGAACTACGCTCCGAGGACCGCTACCCTGGTGGACTGGTCCCGTGGAAGTACCTGGCAATGCCAGCATTACTGGAGACTCACGAAGACCCCGACAAGTGGGTTACCTTGTGGCCAGCATCCGATGCACCCTTTGATGGGCAGATGGAATCTGATAAGAACGAAGATGGACTTTACCCTCGCTGGAATGGTCGTAACCTTTACAACGAACGTCAAGCAATGGACGCATCTACTTGGGCGCTGGTCTACCAGCAACAAGATATATCCGATGATGCTATCTTTGACCCAGTATGTGTGAGAGGTTCTATCGATGGTATGCGTAAAGCAGGTCGCCTTGTTCCTGGTCATCCAGGCCATCCGCGTGACCTTAGCGGCTTCTCTATTATTTGTGGTCTTGATCCCGCTATGGTTGGTGATACAGCCGTCGTTTGTTACGCTATCGACAGGGTTAGTCATAAACGTTATATCGTGGATGCTATTAAAATCACTAGGCCAACGCCTGCTGCAATCCGTCAGATAATCTTTGACTGGACTGCGCTCTATCAACCTACCGAGTGGATTGTAGAAAAGAATGCTTTCCAATCATTCCTTACGCAAGATGAGGGTATCAGGCAAAACCTGGCCTCTCGGGGAGTGCTACTGCGGGAACACCATACTGGATCCAACAAGTGGGACTCAGGCTTCGGTGTTGCATCAATGTCAACTTTGTTCGGGACCAAGCAACACGACGGTAAGCACCACAGAGACAACCTTATTCATTTACCTTCTGACCAAACTGAAAACATTAAGGCGCTCATTGAGCAACTAATTACCTGGTCGCCTACTACTAAGGGTAAGACCGATATGGTAATGGCGTTATGGTTCTGTGAGATCAGAGCGCGTGAGATGCTCAACCAAGGGTTACACAAGACACACCATATGAAGAATCCATTCCTGTCTCGTAGTGAGATAGGCAAACGAACAGTTATCAACATAGATGAACTGCTCGCAGAAAAAGATCGTACGTTCATCTAATAAGGAGATAACAATGGCTAACGGATCAACAGCAGACAAGGCTCGCAAGGCTCGCAACAAGGCCAATGAATCATTTAGCGGTGTAAGCCGAAGCAAGACAGAAAAAATTGTAAAGGGAATTGCAAAGACTGCAGGCGCAAAGTTAAAGCCTAGCGAAGTAGATCGTGCGGCAAACCTAATGCAAACTCGTCGTAACAATGACCGTCAGCGCACAGCAGCACGTGCAACTTTCCTTGAGGGTCCTAACTCTCCAGTATCAAAGCGTGCAGCAGCAAAGCGTGCTGCAGCAACAATGGGTGAGCCAATGCAAAAGAAGGCACCAAAGGTAGCAGCAAAGATGGTTACCAAGAAGGCAGGTAAGAAGTAATGCCAGTTAAGAAGAGCAAGTCAATGGACAAGATGCCAGCACGCAGGATGCCTGAAGGTGTTGAGTTGCCAAAGACACGGAAGCCTATGCCTAAAGTTACAGGCGCTAAGCCTAGCGCTAAGAAGCCTATGTCTAAGACACTTACAGGACCAGCTGCA